CTTCAGACGAATCAGAAGATGACGGTGAAGAGGAAGTAGCCGAAAAAGCTACGGCCAAAAAAGAGGGTGAAAATCCTTTCGCCAAGTCTGATGATGATGAAGACGAAGAAGATGTCGAAGAATCAGCTGAAAAGACTGATAAAACTAAGGTAGAGTCATCGATGCCAAAAACAAAAAATGGTATGTTGAAAGCTGTTTATGAAATTGCTAACGGATTGAAAAAAGATCAGTTGTCAGCAAAATATGAACAGATCGTCAAAGCTATGTCTATTGTAGAAGAAGAAGACGGAGAAGAAGATGAAGAAGAAGCATCTGAATCTAAGCGTACTAAAGCTGCAATCAAGGCAGAGGATCTTAAGATCGATGTTAAAGACGATATTGCCGCATTAGTTGAGGGTGAAGAAGCTCTTACTGATGAGTTTAAAGAAAAATCATCAACTATCTTTGAGGCTGCAGTTAAAGCTAAAGTCATCGAAGAAGTTAATAAAAAAGTTGAGGAAATTGAAAAACTACATGAGACAGAACAAGAAGCTCATAGTGAAAATTTCCAAAAAGAACTTACTGAAAAGGTCGATGGTTATCTCACATACGTTGTAGAAGAGTGGATGAAAGAAAATGAAATTGCAATCGAAAGAGGAATTCGTTCTGAATTGGTTGAAGATTTCATGTCTGGACTCAAAACTCTTTTCTCCGAGCACTACATTGATATTCCTGAAGAGAAAGTTGACATGGTTGACGACTTATTCACAAAAGTTGATGACCTTGAGAACTCTTTAGATGAAGAAATCAATCGTGGAATTGAACTTCAAAAAGAATTGGCACTATTCAAGAAAGAAGATGCACTTAAAGAAGCAACTAAAGACTTGGCCGATACTGAAACTGAAAAAATTTCAAAATTGGCAGAAGGTATTGAATTTGAAAATGCCGAACAGTATGCCGAAAAATTATCCGTTCTGAAAGAAAGTTATTTTCCTAAGGGCGAAGCCGTAACATCAGAAATTACTGAAACTGATGACACCATTGAGACTACAGAAGAAGATTCACCTGTTGTTCTTGATGAAAATATGAAATATTATACTTCAGCGATAAGTCGCTATAAATCTTAATTTTAACCCTATAGGAGAAAAACATGTACCTATCTGAAGACCTTCAAAAGAAGTGGGGTCCAGTACTTGAGCATGAGGATCTCCCAAAGATTAAGGACAATTACCGTAAGGCTGTTACAGCAGTTCTCTTAGAGAACCAAGAAATAGCAATGCGTGAGTCCGCCGGCCAAGAGGGCGGTATGTTTGGGAACATCTCTGAGGCAGCTCACGCCAATAATATGGGTGACGGGGAAATCAACTACGTTGATCCTGTTCTCATCTCATTGGTTCGTAGAGCAATGCCTAATCTCATCGCTTATGATGTTTGTGGCGTACAGCCAATGAACGGTCCAACTGGATTGATCTTTGCAATGAGATCCCGCTATACATCACAAGAAGGAACTGAATCCAACTTTAATGAAGCTGATACTAGTTTTACTGGAACTGGAACTCATGGATCCCAAACAGGAGCCATGCAGGCCACAACCGGTACTGGTATGACTACAGCCGCAGCTGAGGACGTTACGTTCCCAGAGATGGCATTCAACATTGACAAAGTAACTGTTACAGCTAAGTCACGTGCACTCAAAGCAGAGTACACAATGGAATTAGCACAGGATCTTAAAGCCGTTCACGGTTTGGATGCTGAAACAGAATTGTCAAACATTCTTTCAAGTGAAGTTCTTGCTGAAATTAACCGCGAAGTTATGAGGACTATCTATACAAATGCACAGCCTGGCGCACAACACAATGTTGCAACAGCTGGAACATTTGATTTAGATACTGATTCTAACGGTCGTTGGTCAGTAGAAAAATTCAAAGGCTTGATGTTCCAAATTGAACGTGAAGCTAACGCAATTGCTAAAGCCACACGTAGAGGAAAAGGTAATATTCTTATCACTTCTTCAGACGTAGCTTCTGCATTAGCAATGGCTGGACAATTATCTGGCGTTCCAACAGGCAACGACATTCATGCTGATGACACCGGTACTACAATGGTTGGTACTCTTAATGGTCGATTCAAAGTTTATGTTGATCCTTATGCACCTACTTCTGCAACTAACTTCTTTACCGTTGGTTACAAAGGTTCAAGTGCTTATGATGCCGGACTATTCTATTGTCCTTATGTTCCTCTACAAATGGTTCGCGCCGTTGGTGAGAATTCTTTCCAACCAAAAATTGGATTTAAGACTCGTTACGGGCTCGTATCTAACCCATTCGCTAACTCGGCTGGGACTGGAGCATTGACAGCAGATGCTAATGAGTATTACAGAGTTGTAACTGTTGCAAACTTGATGTAATAGTAGTAATACTAGCATGATATGCAGAAAGGGTGGGCTTTTGTCCACCCTTTTTTTGTGCTTACTAAATAGTAGTAATAATAACTAGGAAAGACAAATGGCTTTAAATGATCAAGTAAAAAACATAAACCCACTAACTGAAGTTCAATTTAAATTTGAACTGAGAGATTTTCCTGCTACAACATTTTTTGTTCAAACTGTTAATTTACCCGGTGTGACATTCGATGCAACACCAATTGGCAGACCATTGAGATCAGATGTTAATTTAATGGTAGGTGCTGTTACATATGAACCAATAGAAGTGGGATTTATTGTTGATGAATATTTAAAAAATTGGCAAGAAATGTTTAATTGGATAACGGGTCCACAGCACACATATACTGCGGCGGTATTAACCATTTTAAGTAGTTCCATGAATCCAACATTAGAAGTTCATTTTGAGAATGTTTTCCCTTCAAATCTAACAGAAATAGCATTTGATAGTACGGTATCAGAAACAACAAACATGATATCTACTGTTTCACTTTATTATAGTAAATATACAATTAAAAACTTATTGAATAATTAAAATGGCGAAACCCAAAACAGTCAGAGCAATTGAGAGAAAAGCACCTACACCAAAAAGAACCAGTATAGGTAAATCTCCATATTCTAGACCAAAGAATAAACACAAAAAGAAGGGCTGGAAGAAATATAGAGGACAGGGTAAGTGATACTATATTAGTCTTTCTGGCGAAGACACCTTATTATAACATAGATTTTTTATTTGTCAATAGAGAATGTGAAAATGGTAAAAATTGTTACGTGTTTGTTTGATGGTACTAATTTTGGTATACCGCACTCAACAAACACATTTGATGCTACATGGGTCGATAAACTTTATCGATCTATTAAAAGAAATACCACCAAACCTTTTGAGTTAATTTGTTTAGTAGATAAACAATACCCCATAAAAGAACCAGTAGAACAGGTCAGTTTCAATGAACAAGCTGATGTTTCTGTCGGCTGGTCACTCCTTGCAGAAATGTATAGACCCGATATTACAAGTGATAGAAGGATTACTATAGGTCTTGACACTATTATTATGGATAATATAGATGATATTTTAGCCGTTGATAGTGATTTAGCAATGATAACAGATCCCTATTATCCAAAAGAAGTATGTAATGCCTTAACATGGTGTAGCTCTGAAACCTCCACACATATTTGGGATGTATGGACAAATAAAAGAGATTGGGTATATGAAAACTGTAGATTTCTTGGAGATGCTCCTTCTGAAATGATATTATTGAGAAAATTATTTGATGAGGATGGGAAGGTATTAAGAGTAGACAATATACATGAAGGAATTTATAGTTATAAGGCTCATATATTACATAATCCTGATTTAATAGAAAAGACTAAAATAATATATTTTCATGGTGAGCCAAAACCACATGAATTGGGTGCATACCCTGTAGATGATTTAATTACACCACATTGGAGATGAAGATGGAATGGGAAGAAATTGAGGGCAATGAAGTTCATTCAACAGCTGTAGTAAACTGGGATCAAATTAGTATTGGAACGGGTAATAAAATCGGCCCCTATGTGTGTATCGGTACAGATGCCCAACACACCAGAGAAGAATCTTCCGGTACAATAACAATAGGTAATAATAATATTTTTAGAGAATATACAAGTGTACATTTACCTACACGATATTCACGATTAACAAGTATAGGAGATGATTGTTATTTTATGGCATTGTCTCATATAGCTCATGATTGTGTTGTAGAAGATGAGGTGATATTTTCTAATAATGTAACTTTAGGCGGCCATTGTCATATTATGAGAGGATCACAATTTGGGTTTAATACTATTGTTCACCAGTATCAAGTTGTTGGATCATATTGTATGTTAGGTATGGGAACTATTATTCCAGCGAAGGTGAGAATAGAACCGGGCAATATTTATGCGGGTAATCCTGCAAAGTTTTTGAGGATTAATTCAATAGGATTAGAAAGACGGGATGTTAGTTTTCCTCAACTTAAAGATGAAAAAATAAGATATGAAGAATTATTAATTGAAATGAATAGGCATTACGCAAAATGAGATTTGAAGAATTACAAAAATTATGGTCAGGTGATTGTGATATAGATGAAACAGAACTATCTCAAGAATCAGTAAAAATACCACAACTACATAACAAATATTTAATTTTCTTTCATGATGAGAGATTAAGACTCCGTAATATGAAATTTGAATATGGTAAGCTCTTGAAGTTGAAGAGAGAGTATTATTCTGGAAGAATGACTGAAGAAGAAATGGAAGCACTTGATTGGGAACCGTTTCAATTCAAATTACTTAAAGCAGATATTCAAGAATATATAGATGCGGATGAAGACATAATAGAGAGCAAGAAAAAATCAGCATTACAAGAAGAGAAAGTTGATTATCTTGAAGCTATAGTAAAAGGATTATCCAATAGAGGATACTTAATTAAAAATGCAATCGACTGGAAGCGTTTTACAGAAGGGCATTGAAGATATTCACATATCTAAACATGATGAGGT